TGCAACACTTACTTTATCTTGTTCCCAATCGACCATGTCTGTATGTTGTTCTGCAATAAATGCATATTCAAACCTTGTGTTACCATAAATTTTTGGTGCACCATGAAGACCGTCATATTGTTTCACATATTCTCTGGCTTCACGAATACCATCGAATCGTTTTGGAACAAGGTCTAAACCATCAAGTGACTTGTGTGTACCTTTACCAGTTCGAGCTGGAAGATAAAGTTGTGGTTCATAGTCAATCTTTAGTTTGATTCGTTTACCGTCTTTGATACCACGGTATAGAATTCTACCACCTAGAGATTGTACGTTTGTGTAGAATGTTGTCATTAACCTGTAATAATTTGTTGTTGACCTGGAAGAATAATACCTACGCCAAAAATCTGGTCATAATTCTTCACAAAGTCTTCTGCGGGAACGTAGTAGTATACAATATGTTCGTGTTTCAAGGCAATAGTAGAGTCTGATTTTTGTTCTGCGTGGATTGGAAATGGTGCGAAACCTACATTTGGTTGACCATCTTTACCACGTACAATTGCGATACCCAATGGATTTTTAATTACCATCTTATTCTCAGTTTCCATCTCAACTTCACCAATGAGTTCTTCACCGGTTACCAATTTCATTGCATATATTTTCATGTTAATCCTATCCTAAATAATTATATAGTGTGAACTGAATCAAGATTATATCATTTTTTTATCATAAAGTCAAGTAAAAAAATGGTACAAAATATAAATGGATCCAATCACACTCTTTGCATTAGCAAATGGTGCAGTATCAGCCGTCAAAGCTGGTTGTAAACTATACAAAGATATCAAAGGAGCTGCTGGGGAAGTTAAAGACGTCCTCAAGGACCTTGACGACCAGTTCAAAAAACTCCATCCCCCTGAAAAACCTGCCACGACTGAACAACGCAATCAGTTTATCCGTGAAAAGAATAATGTAATTGAGTTAAACAAGAAAGCAAACTCAAACCAACACACTAACATTTATACCGAGATTGGTGAACATCTTGGTACTTACTATGATAACTATTACAAATGCATGGCTATTTTTGAAGAAGAAGAACGCCGTGCTAAAACTGAGGTGTATCATGGTGATGCCAGTTTAGGTAAACGTGCATTACAACGTGTTCTAATGCGTAAACAACTAGAACAAATGAGTATTGATTTGCGTGAACTGATGGTGTATCAAAGTCCACCTGAACTAGGTGCATTATACACCGAAGTTGAGGAGATGATGAAACAAATGGGCAAAGAACAAAGTGTTCTTATTGCCAAAGAGATGAAACAACAAGCAATTTTGGATAAACGCAAACGAGCAAGGATGGCAAAACTCAGACAAGAATTTGTAATCGGTGTAGGAGTTATGATAATGATAATTTTTCTAGGTGGATTGTTTATGTGGGTAGCATATGACCGCCAAAGAAAATATCCACAATATGGAGATGGTTTAATACCAAAAACGGAAGAACAACGCAGACGAGAAGCATTACCACAGAAATACGTAGGAAGATGAAAAACAAACTACTGTTCACTTTATTAACCACTAGTGCAACACTTATGATTACAAACCCGACCATCAATATAAACTTGATGCCGGATGCTATCATATATACAAAAAGCATTTCAGAAAATACTGGTGCTTATTGTAATTTGGAAAGAAGTTTTACGGATTCAAAAGGAATACAAGTTTGTGAATACAAATGTGATAACCAAAAAAGAGGAAATAAACTTGTGCATACAACTTCTATAAACAATTCTAGGGCTTGTAAGTCTAGAGTACCTGCACCATGATATTTAATCCATACGGAGCCTTCGATTGTTATATAGAATTTTTATTAATCTGTTATTTTTCACCATACTTCTTAGTCAATCACCAGTCAAAGCAGAATTCCTCACAGCCAAATCCTGGATTGTGTCGGATTTAAATGGCACTGTATTGGGTGGTGAAGATTATGATAAGGTTAGGCCTATTGCCAGTATAACAAAATTGTTAACTGTTATGGTTGTAATGGATACAAATCCTAACATGAGTCAGATATTGACAATGACTACAAAAATACGAGACCGGTTGCCAGTAAAAAACCAAGCTATCAGTCGAGCCGATTTGGTCTCTATGACCATGATACACAGTAGTAATAGAGCCGCATATACACTATGTGAACATTATCCTGGTGGTATGGTTGCTTGTGTTGAGGCCATGAATGATAAGTTGAAGAAATTAAAAATGGAAAAATCCATTGTTTATGAACCAACAGGATTAGATAAAAGGAATGTTAGTACTGCAAGAGAGCTGGTGATACTGACAAAGAAAGCGGCAGAATACAGCAATATAGTTTATGCTAGCCGCAAGTTAGAAATAAAAATAAAAGTAAAGAAGAAATGGTTTGTTTTTAGAAATACAAACCCAATGATAGGACACTATCAAAACATAGTGGTCAGTAAGACTGGTTTTATAAATGAATCTGGTGGATGTATCACGCTTCTATTAGACACAAGTGAAGGTGATAGAGTGGTTGTTGTATTGGGTAGTAAGAATACAAAGACAAGAATTCCTGAAGCGGAATTTATATATGAAGTGTATAAAGATTAGTGGTTGCGGGTCACGGAGTTGCACCGGAACTGAGGATTATGAGCCCACTGTGATACTGTTTCACCAACCCGCTTCATTCCTTAATTAAAGGATTGTATTCATCGTCATACAATCCTAATTCTTGATTAATTCTGACAATCTCATCCAGAGCCTTTTCTCTTTTTTGGCGCATACGATTTTCTTCTAAGATTCTATCAAATTCTTCTTGTTCGTATTTGTCTTCCTCTAACTCTTTAGGTGAAGGTTTACGGAAGATGGCATCATAATTATCCGCAAATTGTTTTTGCGAAACACTAAACGGTCTTGGATTAGAACCTTTACCACCATCCGACATATTACTCTCCGTAGATGTAAGCGATATCTTGAATCTTCACTACGAAATATTCTTGTACAGCTGCAGCCTTACCCCAATCTGGTTGAACAACATCACCAACCTGTACCTCTGTAACCTCTGGACCAACTGCAAGTACTCTTGCTTTATCTGGTTCTTCGGAATGTTTTAGGATGATGCCTGAAGCGGTCTCTTTAACATTTTCAAGCCGTTCAATCAATACTTTATCGTGCAATGGTTTAATATTCATAGTGTCCTCAAAATGGAGCGGTCTACTGCTTTGCTCAGTTAACACAAGGGGGTACCTTGTATCGTACTATTACAAACCGCATTAAATGGAGCAGAGTGTGGGAATCGAACCCACGACACCAACTTGGAAGGATGGAATTTTACCATTAAACTAACCCTGCATAAAATTTGTTGTAGTTAACTTGGAGCGGGCAGTGGGAATCGAACCCACAACTAAACCTTGGCAAGGTCTTGTGTTACCACTAGCACTATACCCGCATCATGTGTATTATATATGCTTTACAATCACTTGGCAAGCACATTATGAAAATAATTGTCCGGTTTCTTCAAACCAAAGATAATCCAATACTGAAGTATTCAAAGTCTCTATGGCTTGTTTTGGTGTTTCCACTAAAGGTTTGCCAGCAAGGTTGAAACTAGTGTTCAATAGAATGCCATGACCAGAAAGTTTTTTAAACTCAACCAAAAGGTCATACAAATATCCTTCTGATACAGTTTGTACTCTACAGGTGTTGTCCACATGTGTGACACCAGGAATTAAATCGGTCTTAACATCAAATGATTGTGTCATAAACAAATTCTTCTTGGTTCTACCCATATCAAAATACAACTCAGCATCTTCTTCCAAGACAACAGCAGCAAATGGCCTATACCATTCTCTACGCTTGATTTTGTTAACAATATCTTTTGCATCAACATTCAATGCATTAAACAATATGGAACGATTACCCAAAGCACGTTGTCCGGCCTCAGCTAAACCTGTGTATACTGCAACAGATTTATTATCATATAAAAGTTTTGCAATATCTTGTAATGATGCATCAACACCTTTATATGAAGTAACATCATGTTTAAAACCATGAAATGAAATACTTTTAACTGGTCTAGAGGTACAATCGCCCGTTTCTTTATGAAAATGGTATAAAGCACAACCAATCGAGATACCACTATCAATCGACAATGGTTCGAAATAAAACTCAACATCAGGAAATTGCTTTACATAGTATGAATTTGAAAGTATATTCATTCCATACCCACCAGAAACACAAACCTTTTTTATACCAGTTTTATCTATTGCTTTTCTAATTAAGTTGGCACCAATCTCTTGCGTTTGTAATTGCACATCTTTTGCAAAATCAGCATAAGGTTTATAATTTGTTTTGGTGATAATCTTTTGCAAAGGCAAAGTCTTTAAAGCAATTATTGTTTCCGGACCACCTATTTGTGTTGGTGTATTTTCATGTACTGGTTTATATTTGAAATTTTCTGAATAACCATTTGGTGGTGCAAATATAGGTAAAAAATCGTGTGCTGCACAATTAAATAAATCTGTGTTAACATAGTAATCGTTTTTTATATAACTATTATTTGTTGATTTTCCATATGAAGATAATCCCATAACTTTGCCAGATTCTTCCATCGTTTCATTGATGTGAATTGCGGCGCATCCATATAAGAATCCTATACCCATATAATTTCCAAAAACAACTTCACAATCAGGATATTTTTTCTTCCATCTTGTAATTTCTTTTGTGTAATCGTGTCCTTCATATGAACCGAAATTTTTATAAATTGGTTCTACCGAACTAGGATAATCTCCAACATATACAGATTCAATCTCTTTATAATTAATAAATTTACCATCAGGTGCTGTTGCAAAATTTACTTCACCAGCACCATCAGCAACAAAGATAAGTGATTTATCAAAACCACTATTGTAAAAAGCCAACGAGGCATGATTGCGGTGGTGTTTACTATCATATTCAATCAAAGGAAAATGATTATATTTTTTATAATATGATAGTATAAATTTTTTAGAACCATTAGAAATTTTTTTCCATTCTGTTGCAATCGAAGCATCCACAGAATCGGGTAAAGGTATTTCAATGTCTGTTATGATTTGTTCTTCCACATTTTCTGGATTAACATCTAAGAATTTTTTTGGTTCCGTTAATGCAATCTTTGTCATGTAAGGTAAAGATTTTGATATCTTCTTTAATAACCTTTCATCATAATTATCATTGTTTGAAACTTCTAAATTGTGAAACTCACTGAATACAATTTTATCGAATGTTAAATTAGTTTTTAAAACATTAAACAAACAATGTTCTAAACCAGAATCGTGTTTGTAACCACTATATCTTTCCTCTAAGAAATAAACAATTGAATCACCATCATATATACAGCATGATGAATGGTGTATTCCGTGTTCACTATGTATAGCCAAAATTCTCATATAATCTCCAAAATGGTACGAGTAACCGGAGTCGAACCGGTACGCACATGGCGGCAGATTTTAAGTCTGCTGGGTCTACCAATTCCCCCATACTCGCATCACATGGCAGGTCCGTTTCCATTTTTGAAACCGACCATACCACCTTCTTCTTTGATTCTTTTGATAACATCTTCAAAAAGAATCGGTCTAAAATCTGTTTGTTCAACACAAACACAATGGTATCTAGTATCAATTTCAGGCTTAGCTTTTGCATGTTTAGCAATCTTTACCCGATTTGCATGAAGGTGTCCATGAATGTTTACACCGAAACGACCAAGACTTTCCTCATGAATTGGAATGTGTGACAGAATCATTCCGTTCATTACATGATAAGCACGTAGTTCACGGAAGTGTTGTCTGTATTCCTCATCACGAAATATATCATGGTTGCCACGGATAAGAACTTTATCGCCGTTAAGCCTATACAGAGTACTCATTGCTTTACGGTTGATAACAACATCACCAAGATGATATACCTTATCGTTTGGTCTTACAGTTTCGTTCCATCGCTTTACCATTTCTTCATCCATCTCATCAGGATTATCCCATGGCCTAAGCTTTGTCACACCGTCCTCACGGAGAAATCTACACACACCAGCGTGACCAAAGTGTGTGTCACT